AGCGGACGACGTGAATGCGGTGGAGGTAGAGCCGTTCGCGGATCGCGTGGGCTCCTCGCCGTTTGGCGCGCAGTTCCTCGTGCCGGATGATCCGGGCTTCTTCCGCGAGGGATCGGACCTTGACGCGCAGTTCCTCGAAGCGGGGTCGCGGCGTGGCCTTTAGGGTGGTCTTTGGGTCGGTCATGGTTCTGTCCGGGCACGAAAAAGCCCCCGTGGCCAGGTGGCCTCCGGGGGCTTGTGTGGAGCATCGCGAGGGAGTCGAACCCTCTGTTCCTCGGGTCATTACGCCGAGGTCACAACCAGAGGCGATGCAGGTGGTGGCGCGTCCACCAGTTGCAGATGGAACTCCCGGGCTAGGCCCGGGCGTGATCGTTTCACCAACGCGCCGTGCAATGCATGGTGTCCGTTGTAGGCAACGGGCCGGCAGCGTCAAGGGTCGGAAAAAGTCGAGGCCAGCCTAGCTGGGCGGTGCTCAGGCTGGCCTCGTGGGCGGGCCGGTCAAAACCCGTGGGAACGCGCTCCCTGCCCAATCGCAGCCGCAGTGTGACCCGGGAGGGACGTAGGCGGGCGACCGCGATGGGTGGATTCTGCCGGCGCGGTGGCGGGCGCGCAACGGCAATCCGTTGCTCTCAGGGCAAACCCTCGCCCGGCTGCCCAGGCCGTAGCCCCAGCTCGCTGGCGATGGCCCAGCGGTCGCCGATGGTGTCGACGGCGCCGCGCTCGACGAGCCCGCGGAGGTCAGCGCGGACCTTGGCGCGGGTGGCGCGGGGATCGACGGCGGTGGCCGCTTCGTGGAGTGCCGGCAGTCGCGCGCTGCCGCGGTTGAGGCACTGCAGCAGCGCCAGCTCGCGGTCGGGGCGCAGGCGGTCTTCGCGGGCGGTCATCGGTCGCCATCGCATCGGGCGCCATTCCGACGCTTCTCGGGCTGAACGAAGGTCGAGTAGACACCGTCGGCGAGCACGCGAACGGTTCCGTCTTTGTCCCGAGACATGACGAACGCAGCCTCCCCAGGAGGGATCTCGATGATCCCGGTCGAATCGTCCATGGAGAGCAGCACCGGGTGCAACTCGCACTGCACGACCATCGGGGGGACAGCCTTCCGCTCTGAGTCGCCGCTCAAGCCCCACCCCCGCACTCGGGGCGGCCGAGGGCGCGGCCGACGATGCAGTCCGGGTAATGCACTCCCGAGTCGTCAACCTTGAGATGTGCATTGCAGGCCGAGCAAGAATAGCCAGTCCGGCCACTCCACTCGGCGGCCTCCAACGCCTCCCGCAGCCGGTCGCGCTCGGCGGTGAGTTGGTCCAGGAGATCGCGATGCACGAGGACGTGTGGACCCTTCACGACGCACCCCCGCACTCGGGGCGGTCGAGGGCGCGGCCGAGCGCACAGCGCATCTCATGTGGACCGCGTTTCGTGGTGCCGCACTCGGGGCAGGCCCCGACGATACGCCCACTCACAACGGTCGTGGCAATCCACTCCACACCCTCCAACGCCTCCCGCAGCCGGTCGAGATCGGCGATCATGGCCGGGAGTTTTGCAATCTCGGCAAGCGCTCTACGCAGGCAGGCGAGCGCGGGTGCTTGCGGGTGCAGAGAGTCGTGCCACATATCCTCGTCGCGTAGGAACTTTTCAATCACCCGAACGGCGATCTCGACGCCCCGGTGAAATTGCTCGGAATCGCTCACGACCCACCCCCGCACTCGGTGATCGGATCAACCTTAGTCACCCACCCAAACCGATACGGGCTCTCTTTGATCCACGCCCGATGCATCTCGACTACTTCAGGGTCTCTCGTGTATCCGATCGTGTTGTCGGTGCAATAGTCGGCTCGCCCGTCCTCACTACTGCCGCCCTTGAGAATGAAGACCGGGCCGACCAGTTCGACCTCGGCAGCGTCGAGCGCGTCGAGGGCTTCGCCCATGAGAGCCCGCGCATAGGCATCTTTCGATCGCGCGCACCACGCGCGAGCCGTCGCCTTCCTCTCAGCGTCCATCGTCGCCCTCCTGGCACTCAGCCCTACTGAGCAGGCGCCCCGCAGGGCAATCAGGCGTGTGATCTACGCGGTCGCAAAAGAAGCACCCAGGTTCATCGCTGGTCGTCACGCAGGAGTCGGTCGACGCACGCCGAACAAGCTCGCGCAGGGCGTCGCGCTCAACGACCATCTCCTGATACTTTCGGATGCCTCTGATGGCAGTCCTGGCCACGTCCCCGCGTCTTGGTTGATCGCTCACGACCCACCCCCGCACTCGGGTCGGCCGAGCGCGCGGCCGACGATGCAGTCACGATGATGCGTGCCCGATCGCACACCGGTAACAGGGTCGTACCGCGTGAGCGAGTCGCAAGTGGCGCAGCCGACCTCGTCGTCACCGAGCCACCCCTCCCATTCGACATGCTCCAGCGCCACCCGCATCCGGTCGCGCTCGGCAGCGAGAGTCGCCTGTCTAGCCTTGAAGTGCCGGATGAGAGCCTTGAAGTCGCCCGGCACGACGCCCTTGTAGTCGCGCCACTCAAGGCCAAGCTCGGCGGCCTCGTCCATCACCATGGCGTGCAATCCATCCGCCCGCGCCACCGCGGCATCGCCCTCCTCAACCAACAGCGCGGCGATTTCTCCCGGAACATCCTGCGCTGGCATGCCACTCGTCGCGATGTCGTATGCGCGAGCCAGCAAATCCAGCAGCCGGTCGCGCTCGTCGAGCAGGGCGAGGATGGTCAGCCACTTGTGGTCTTTCGCAGCCTCAGCCAGCCGCCGCAGCTCGGCGTAGTCGGGGGCGGTCATCGAGCACCTCCAGCCTCGACGAGCGGCTCTCCGGTCTTCTCGTCGTATGGCTCGCGGGGAGCCCACGGCTTGAAGCTCTCCCCGCGCCACAGTCGCGCGAACGCGCACGCCTGCTCGACGATCCTCACGGGGATGGCACTGCCTTCGGGTCGGTCCTGGCTCGACAACTCGACGTACCAGATGCCATCGACAGTCCCATCGAGGAGTTTCTCGATGATGACTCGGCTGCCGTGCCCGCAGATCGGGTTCGCCTCAGTGAAGACGATGGACCGCTCGGAGGTCTCCTGCACGCGGAACCGGAACGCGCTGAGCAGCACGGAAGCGGGCAGCGGTGGGTTGCTCATCGCGCACCCCCGCAGACCGAGTCGATGGTCACCGCAATCTCAGGGTCGATCGCGAACCTGTAGCCCGATCGCCGTAACTCAGATCGCATGGCCTTGATGGCTGCATAGAGCCGGTCAAACTCATACCGAAGCACGAACTCGATTTCGCTAGCGCGATCCCGATCCTCGCCCTGGTAGAGATTTACGTGGTGGTCCATGTGGGAAATATCCACGAAGTATGTGGTGACGCCTTCCGGGCTCTGCTCGTCGAGGAGTTGAACAGGATTACTCATCGCGCACCCCCTCGCGGCATTCTCCCCCCAGGCAGAAGCCCAAGGAACTCCCGGAGGATCGCGTTGTCGCTGAGCCCGCCGAGGCATTCGACAACGCCCTCGCCAAGAACCTCGACGCGGCTTGGGTCTTCAAGCAACGCCTCGATGACGCCCTCGTAGATCCAGCAGTCCTTGCGCTTGGCGACGGGTGTGCAGTTGGCCCGGAGATGGATCATCTCCACGGGAGACGGGTCGCGGACCCGGATAGCTGAAACCCAGAAGGTTCATGCTCACCGCACCAGAACGACGCGGAGACCTTCGGGCAGTGCGAAACGACTTCGCAGACAGAGGCGAACGTCTCGGAATCCTCCTCGTAAGCCAGCTCGTCCCATTGCTTCACCACAACGGTTGGGGCACGGCGACGGCACTGGCCACCATGCGCATCATCTTTCCAGAAACGGCAGGTGCCGCAGGTTGGCTGGTCGGTCATAGCTCACCTCTGATGTCATCCCGTGTCAGGAAGTAGACCGTCACAGCCGCAGCGCCAAAGACGGTCCCGCACAGAAACCGCCAGCCCGCGGGCACGCCGTGCAGCGAGGCCATGTAGCCCCACACGCCACCAGCGGCGACCGCTAGCGCCACGAAGGCAATGAGTCGATTGCTCATCGCGCACCCTCCCCGCCGACCATCCGGTCAGCCCACTCGGGCTCGAAGTTCCACGCCCGCGCGTCGGCCTCGGCCAGCTTGCGCTCGACCTCCATCGGCGACAGCGGCACCTGTTGGATCGGCGCCGCCGTCGTCTTGCGGTGGGTCTGGCAGATGCGGCGCCCAGGCTCGCACCGATACGTGCAGCCGTCCACGCTGCACTTCCGTCGCCTGTCCTTGTCGCTACCCATGGTCGTCCTCCTCGTCGTCGGGGGCATCAAAGTCGTCGTCCGCGTTGTGCTCGCAGATGTCGCACTCGTAGCGGTAGTCGTACTCCTGCCCGCAGCCGGGGCAAGGGACGATGCACTCGCCGGGGTCTATCCAGAGGGAAGACATCAGAGAGAGCCCTCATCAGTGAGGGCGTTGACGGCCCAGGTGACAGTGCTGCAGCCTTCCATGGCTGAACGGTAGGCGGTAGCGATCGAGACGAGGGCACCAGCCATCGCCGCGTGTTCGGCGTGCCGCCCGACCTCGTCGATCACGTCGAGCGCCTGCTTGAAGGCGTCGACCAGCTTCTGCTGCATGTCGGTAGAGAGCGCGCGCAACCGGCGGCTCACGTTTTCGTCGTGTGTGTCCATACCCGCACGTTACCCTTCCGTGCAACGCATGCAAGCCCCTAGGGCAAGAAAAAACCGGGGGGACAGGAAACCCCATCCACCCCGGCCAGGACAGTCCGACGAGAGACCGCGTCTCGATCTTAGGCTGTCAGCGAGAGAAAAGCCCTACCCCGTCCTCCCTTCGCGAAGCGGCTCCTGCAGGCCGAGAGCACTGGCCGGCAAGGGGCGACCCCGGGAACACCCCAGAGCCGCACGGGGTAGGGCAGGTAGGTCAGAAGCAGCGATCGCAGGTGCAGGAGGTCTTGACGCCCCCGCTGGCGATGCTGCCGCACTCGCAGTGGGCGCAGCCGGCCCAGCTCGGCATCTCCGACAGCCGCAGCTCCCGGTTGCGCTCCAGGAACCCCGCCAGGGTCACCTGCTCGCCGTCCACGTAGTGCTCGGTCGTCGACACCGCGGACCCGAGCGTCTGCCGGATCTCAAACACGAGCCCGCCGCGCTCCCAGCGGTAGGTGTGGGCCTTGGTCTTCATCATCGTCGTCTGTCCTTGGTCTGAATGGTTGAGGGACCCCCCGGGACGCCGCATTGACTGTGTGAGGAGTCTGGCGCCGCGGGGGGAAAGAACGTCGTCTGTCTGTCACATGCTACGCACGTAGCCGCCGCGCCGCAGCCGGCGCACCGCCGCGCGCAGGTGGTCGAGTTCCAGCACCCGCCGCGGGGATCCGACGAGCGCGAACACCGCCCGCCGGTCCCACGAGAGAAGCCAGCCCGGCCCGCCCTGCACGGGGTCTACCCAATAGCGCAGACTCACCCCAGCACCGCCGCCGCGACGCACGCGACCATGGCGACCAGGGTGGCGAAGAACCGCAGCACGTCGCGCAGGCGGATGAATGGTTCGGTCATGTCTGTCCTCGTCGATGTCCTCCGGGGAAGCGCCCGGCCGCACGCTCAGAACCCTATCGACTGTTGCCTCTGCGTGCAACAGAGGGGTCAAGAAAAGTTGGACGGATGGGTTCGATGGGTCCCGCGGGCCAGCTCGGGGTAGGGGAGAACACCCCGGGGTTTCCGCGTTTCCGCGTTCCCGCCAAAACCGGCAGAACCGGACACGCCGGTTTTTGTCCGGTTTCCGCGTTCCTGCGTTTCCACACCCGGAACCATGACGAACCATCGCGAACCAACGCGATGGTCCAGGGTTTAGCTCCCGGCGGCTCCCGGAGTGATCGACCCAGTCGACCCGGTCGACCAAACCAGGGTGTCCCTATGGGTGGCAACCGGACACGTTTGGCCCTTGTCCGGCAGCTAAGTGCAGGCGGCGCAACGAGTAGAAATCTTGCGGGGAGGACATGTCCGCCTTCATGTCCACCCGGAACCATGACGAACCATCGCGAACCAACGCGATGGTCCAAGGTTCGGCTCCCGGCGGCTCCCGGCGCGAAGCTCAGCGAAGCGCAACGAAGCTCTGCGCTTCCCTGCGCTTCGTTGTGGTAGTGCGGCAAAGTGCTGCACTTCTCTGCGCTCCGCCGCGGTAGGGGACCCGCGCCCGGCTTTCCTGCACTCTCGACCGAACCACCGTTGGTATTGTGTGCAACGCATGAGACTCCCACGCATCCTCCTGGCAGCCCTCGCGCTGATCTCGGCCCTCACCGCACAGATCCCCATCGAAGTGGTCTCCCTCGCGACCGAGACCACCCGCAACGAGTGGGCGCATGTCGCTGTCCCCGCCGCGGATGTGCCCGAAGGACTCGGATGGGGCACCGTCTCGCCGCAGGGCTGGAGGGCCGTCGTCGGCCGCCGCCTGGGAGACCACTCCGTCATGGTCCACGTCTGGTGCTCCGGGCTCGTTCCGGGTGAGCGCAACTCGGGCGTCCTCGACTTCGACAAGGAGGAGTGGGAGCTGGACTCGCTCGGGTGGATGGAGGATTCGCAACTCGTTCCCCACCCATCCGTTTACGTGCAGGATCGCGGACGTTACGTGCAACTCCACGTGGTCCCAGGGACCGAGCCCGGGGTCGTGATCCACCAGGACTCCGCCGAGCGCGTTGTCCGGTGGCACCGGAGGCTCGAACTCCACGGCCAGCCCACCCCGCTGTTCTGGCGGGCCTACCTCTACCGCTACCGCGGCAGCCCGCTGGCCCTCTGGGACTACCAGATCGTCATGTCCGACGCGGAGGACGACCGGCTGACCTACCCGGTGTTCCGCGTGCGGATGCGCAGCGACGCGATCCACGTCGTGGACCACGCCCACAAGCTCGGGGGCGGGCCGATGGACACAGACGCCAACGGGCGGTTCATGTCCCAGCTCCTGGCCGAGACCAGCCTCGCCGACGGCGTCCGTCCGTTCTGGACCGGCCGCAGCATCGAGCTGCCGAAGGCCATCCCCGCGACCGTCTGGATCGACCAGGGCCACCCGATGCGCGCCCAGCTCGACGCAGCGATGGCCGGCTATGAGGGGCCTGTGGTCGCCTGTGCGGGCCGATCGGTCTGGGATGGCCACTGGCTCGGCCTGGGCGGCGTTGGCGCCATCCCGGGCGACGGGGAAGCCTGGGCGGCGGGCCAGGGGGTGTGGAACCGATGGCGGCAGCTCGAACGGCGACGCGGCAGCTATTGGGACGAGCGGCCCCTCGGGATGGCCAAGTCCCCCGGCCAGACCGGCATGCAGCCCAATCACGGCGTGGTCCGCGGCTCCGAGATCGTCGCCACCGGCTGCCCGCTGCCCCTGGACGGCTACGTCTACCGGCTCACCTCGCACCTCCGCCCGGTCGGCTACTACGAGCGCGACCTGTCCCCGGTGACGCGCCAGGCCCGCCCGCATTGGGCCACCTGGTCGGGCCGCACCTTCGTGCGCGACGTGTTCACCGACACCTTGGGCAAGCCCATCCCGCCCGTGGGACACATCCGCCCCGACACCGAGGGCTGGCTCGCCCAGGACCAGCAGCACTACGGCCACCTGGAGCTGATGAGCTACTACGCGCTCACCGGCCGGCTCGTGGCGCGCGACCTGATCGGCGACCTGACCGAGGTCTGGCTCTCCGCCTTCGACGAGTTCGCAGCCCGCGCCATCGGCCGCACCTGGCTCGACATGGCAGCCGCCTACCGCCTCACCGGCGACGAACGCATCCTCGACAAGGTCCGCTCGCAGGTGGCCCTGCTCGACGGCTGGCAGGATCGCATCGCCGGCCCGGTCAAGTGCTGGCCCCGCTACACCGACCCGCGCGCCCTGGTCAACTCCGAGGGCGACCCCGTCGAGTGCGGCGTGGCCTGGCAGATCGGCCTGATGGTCCCCGGCCTCGCCGCCATGCACCCGCTTGTGCCCATGGACGCCATCAAGTCCACGCTCGACGACAACGTCGAGGCCCTCATCCGCGCCGCCTGGTTCCAGGTGCCTGGCGGGGGCTGGCGCTGTGCCGACTATTGGGCCTTCAACAACGGCGCCGCGACCGACGCAAGCTACTACGGCAACGACGGCAACGTGCCCGGCTACAGCCACACCACCGGCTGGTTCAACGACTGGAACCGCCTCGCCACCGAGTGGGGCCTCAAGGTGCCCGCCGTCGCCGCGCGTGCGCAGCGGATCGTGGCCGATGTCTACGGCTACCCGGGCGGGGACTGGATCAACTCTCAGTGGCACCTACGCTAGCAGCATGACCAACCGCTACCTGCTGACCGCATCGGGTCCCCTCTCCGCTGTCGCCCCATGGCTGGCCCAATACCCCGGGTCCTCCGTTGTCCCCGGCTACGGCACAGCCGACGCCGAGGGCTTCCACAACATGGTCGTGAAGGTCCAGGGCGTCCCGCTCGAAGAGGCCAGCGACATGACCAAGTTCGCCCTTTCGCTCGGCATCCGCGTCACCTCGCTGCAGTGGGTGCAGGACTACGGCACGGGCCTCACCGCAGCGTTCAGCTCCGACGTGGTCTCGGGGCAGCGCCCGCTCACCGTGGCGTTCAAGGACATGAGCGTGTCGAGCGACCCGAACGGCGTGCTGGGCCACATCTGGTTCTTCGGGGACGACCCCGATGGGAAGCCGGGTAGCAACGACCCCAACCCGCAGCACACCTACCAGGAGCCCGGGACCTACACCGTCAAGCTGTTCGTGATCGACGCGAGCAACCCGATGGACGTGGAGGTCCAGGAGAACTACATCACCGTCACGTAGAGCATGGCGTCGAAGAAGCGAAAGACACCCGAGACGCCCGTGGTCAAGCTGCCGCGGGGGCGCCCGACGAAGCGCACCGACGAGCTGGTCGATGAGCTGCTCTGGCGGGTGTCCTCGGGCTACACGATCCAGTCGTTCGTCAAGGACCACCCCAACATCACGCGCCAGGCCATCACCCGCTGGATGAAAGCCGACCCCGCGCTGCGCGAAGCCGTCGAGCACGCCAAGATGATCGGCTGTATCTGGATCGAGGACGAGATCCAGGAGATCGCCGACAACCGCACCGAGTTCGAGAACGACCACCAGCACCGCAAGCTCCAGATGTGGGCACGCGAGAAGCGGCTCATCTGGAACCAGCCCCTCAAGTACTCCCAGAAGCTCCAGGTGGGCGGCGCGCACGACCTCCCCGCACTCGGCGGCAAGACGGACGAGCAGCGCGTGCTGGAGATCCAACACCTGCTCGCGCTCGCCGAGGAGCGCGCCAAGGAAGACAATGGCGAAGACTGACCAGCACAGCATGGCCCTCACCGCGGTGCGCAACATGATCGCGAACGCGCACGGGGCGACGCACATCTCGATGCCGCTCGCGGACGCCAAGGAGTTCCTGGAGCGCCTCGACGAGCTGGAGACCCAGCTCAAGGCACTGCGCAAGGCCGTCGCCGAGGACGACCGCGTGCAGGCCATCGCGCTGTGTGGGATCGGGCTGGACTGAGTGGACCCGAAGCTCCTCCGATACCTGACCAACGAGGAACGCCAGCGGCTCGACCTCCTGGTGGAGACCGCCAACCTGCCGGTGTGGCGCCCGCACCCGAACAACGAGCCGCAGCAGCGGGCGTACAACGCCAAGGTCGACGTGCTGGGATTCGGCGGCGCGGCCGGGGGCGGCAAGTCTGACCTGGGCCTCGGCCTGGCGCTCACGAAGCACTCGGTGTGCCAGGTCTTCCGCCGCGAAGGCACCGAGCTGCGATCCCTGGTCGACCGGGTCGAGGAGATCCTCGGCCACCGCAACGGGCTGGGCGGCAAGCCGCCGGTGTGGCGCAACCCGACGCCGACCTGCAAGGTGATCGAGTTCGGCTCGGTGCCGCACCTCAACGATCGCTCCAAGTATCAGGGCCGCGCGAAGGACCTGCTCTGGTTCGACGAGGCGGCCAACTTCCTGGAAGACCAGGTGCGCTTCCTCATGGGCTGGGTGCGCTCGACGGACGAAAGCCAGCGGTGCATGACGCTGCTGACGTTCAACCCGCCGACGAGCAGCGACGGCCTGTGGATCATCGACTTCTTTGGCCCGTGGCTGGACAAGAAGCACCCCGACCCCGCGAAGCCCGGCGAGATCCGCTGGTTCGCCTCGGTGGACGGCGAGGAGCACGAGGTCGAAGACGCCACGCCGTTTGTCGTCGTCGATGACGAGTGGGTGGCCGACTTCGACCCCGAGGAGTGGCCGGCCGAGAAGATCATCCAGCCGATGTCGCGGACGTTCATCCCCAGCCGGGTGACGGACAACCCCTACTTCGGCCGCGAGTACCTCTCCGTCCTGCAGGGCCTGCCCGAGCCGCTGCGCTCGCAGATGCTGGAAGGCGACTTCCACGCCAGCATGGAGGACGACCCCTACCAGGTGATCCCCACGCTGTGGATCGAGGAGGCCATGGCCAGGTGGAAGAAGCCCACCGCGCTCGCCCCGATGGACTCGGTGGGCGTGGACGTGGCGCTCGGCGGACGGGACAACACCGTCATCATCTGCCGGCACGGCTACTGGTTCTCCGAGCCGATCGTCTACGAGGGCCGCGAGTGCAAGGACGGGCGCACGGTGGCGGGCTTCATCGTCGCCGCGCAGTCTGGCGACGCGGTCATCCACCTCGACCTGTTCGGCGTCGGGGCGCAACCCTACGGCGAGCTGATGCGGCTGGGCATCCAGGTGATCGGCTGCGATGTGGGCCAGCCCGCCCGCGGGATGAGCCTGGCCAACATGACGTTCTTCAACTGGCGCAGCGAGCTGTGGTGGCGGCTGCGCGAGGCGCTGGACCCGACGCACGCGCGGGTGACCGGGCTGTCGCTGCCGCCGAACCGGAAGCTGCTGGCCGACCTGGCGGCGCCGAAGTGGCAGCTCTCGGGCCGCACCATCAAGGTCGAGGGCCGCGACGAGATCGTGAAGCGCCTGGGCCGGTCGCCCGACTACGGCAGCGCCATGTGCCTGGCGATGATCGACACGCCGAAGTTCCGCGATCTCCCGATTCGGCCGAACCGTTCCGCCGAATACGACCCCTACGCGGACCTGTAGCGAGCACGGCTAACCTGCGGCGCGTGAAGGACGCCGCCACAATCAGGCCCGGTGAGCCCGACGACCTGCGCGTGCATGGTCTGGAGCTGCTGGACGAGCACTACGACGAGCTGTGCGTCGACAAGGGTGCGCTGCGTCTCGACCCCGCCTGGGACCGCTACGAGTCGCTGATCGCCAGCGGCGCGATGTTCGCCCTGTGCGTCTGGATCGGCTCGGAGCTGATCGGCTACTCCGCGTGCCTGGTGCAGCCGCACCTGCACTACCGGCGGTCGATCTGGGCCTACAACGACGTGCTGTTCGTGCGGAAGCAGCATCGTCGCGGGACCATCGGCGTCCGACTCATCAAGGCCACCGAGGAAGAGGCAGCCAAGCGTGGCGCCAACGTCATGGCCTGGCACGCCAAGGAGGGCACCGCGCTGCAGGAGATCCTGCCCAGCATGTCCTACCGGCTGCAGGAAACGATCTACACGAGGAACCTCTGAGCATGGGTGCAACAGGAGCACTGGCGGCGTATTCGCAACTGGCCACGGCGGTCGCAGCCACGGGCGCGGCCGTCTACGGGGGCGATCGCCAGCGGCGCAGCGCCAAGGAGCAGCGCGCCGCCCAGGAGAAGGCCCAGAAGACCCAGGCCGCGATGGCAGCCGCCCAGCAGCGGCGCTCGCAGCAGCAGGAGAAGCCCTCCACCGAGGGCGCTGGCGCACTGCTCGGGGCAGCCCAGAAGGACAGCCAGCTCTCGTCCACGCTTCTGACCGGCTCCTCGGGGCTGCGTCGTGGCTCCATGCTGCTGGGCCAGCAGTCCATGCTCGGAGGATAGGTTGAGGGCATACGACTGGAGCCAGACTGAGGACCGATACCGCGGCGTGCTGGCACGCCACCAGCGGTTGAAGGCGGAGCAGTCCACCTGGCGCGCGCACTGGCGCGACCTCGACGAGCACCTCAAGCCGCGCTCGGGCCGGTTCTACTCGACCGACCGGAACCGCAGCTCCCGCGGCGACTACAACTCGATCCTCGACAACACGGCGACCCGCGCGGTGCGCACGCTGGCTTCGGGCATGCAGGCCGGCGCGAGCAACCCCAGCCGCCCGTGGTTCAAGCTCACCACCGCGGACCCCGACCTGGCGGAGTTCCTGCCCGTGCGGGAGTGGCTCGACGGCGTCGTGGACCGGATGCAGCGCGTGTTCGCCCGCGCCAACACCTACCGATCGCTGCACCAAATCTACGAGCAGCTCGCGGTCTTCGGCACCGCGGTCAACCTCGTGCTACCCGACGAGCAGAGCGTCATCCACCACTACCCGGTGGCGACCGGCGAGTATGCCCTGCAGCGCGACCACCGCGGCAACATCGTGACGATGTACCGCGAGTTCGAGATGACCGTCTCGGAGGTCGTGCGCCAGTTCGGGCTCGACAGCTGCTCGAAGGACACCCAGCAGGCTTTCGCCAACGGGGACCTGGACCGCGGCGTGGAGATCGTCCACGCCATCGAGCCGCGGGACGACCGCTACCCAGAGGCCGGCCAGCGGGACCCCAAGAACCCATCGCCCAAGCACATGCCGTGGGCCTCAATCTACCTGGAGAGCGCCGTCCAGGATCACACGCGCTTCCTGCGCGAGTCGGGCTTCGAGGAGTTCCCGGTCATCGCCCCGCGGTGGATCGTCGAAGGCCAGGATGTCTACGGCGTGAGCCCCGGCATGGAGGCCCTCGGCGACGTGCGGCAGCTCCAGCACGAGCAGCTCCGCAAGGCCCAAGGCATCGACTACAAGGTGCGCCCGCCGCTGCAGGTGCCCAACGAGCTGCGCGACCGCAGCAACTCCATGCTGCCCGGCGGCGTCACCTACGTCGAGCCGGGCACGACGCTGCCCTACAACCAGGCGACCCCGCACGGCGGCATCCGCACGATGTTCGAGACGAACATCGACCTGAACGACCTGCGCGAGGACATCGTCGACGTGCGGGGCCGGATCAACTCGGCGTTCTATGCGGACCTGTTCCTGATGATCGCGATGAGCGACAAGAACATGACCGCCACCGAGGTCGCAGAGCGCCACGAGGAGAAGCTCCTGGGCATCGGGCCAGTGCTGGAGCGCCTGCACAACGAGATGCTGCAGCCGCTCATCGAGCGCACGTTCGGGATGATGATGCAGCGCGGGATGCTCCCGCCGCCGCCCGAGGAGATGGCGGGGCAGGACATCGACATCGAGTTCGTGTCGCTGCTCGCCCAGGCCCAGCGCGCGATCGGCAGCAACAGCATCGACCGTTTCGTCGGCTCTGTCCTGCAGGTCGCCCAGGTGCGGCCCGACGTGCTCGACGTGGTCAACCTCGACAAGGCGGTGTCCCACTACGGGCGCATCCTCGGGGTGCCGACCGAACTCATCAACGACGAGGAGTCGGTGGAAGCCCTCCGCCGCGCACGCGCTCAGGCGCAGGCAGCACGAGAAGCCGCGGAGGTCCAGAAGACGCAGTCCGAGGCGGCGCGCAACCTGTCACAAGTCCCACAACAACAATCTGAACCGATCGAGGAGCCCATCTAATGGCCGTCAACCCAGTTCAAGGGCTCCGCGAGCCCGCGCCGAGCACCGCCAACCCTCTGGGCTTGGCAGGCCTTGGCTTGGATGCCAACAGCGACGGCATCATCGACACCTCCCTGCTGCCGACCGGGTCCGACCCATCGGTCATGTTCGACGTCACGTCGGCCGACGACGCTGAGGGCCTGATCGACGGCGTGGCCGCGTTGACGGTGAAGGGCGCCACCGGGCGTCTCGGCGTCGGGACGGCGAGCCCTTCAGACGAACTCACCGTCGGTGGTGCCAGCAACGTCTACGCGGGCGTCACCATGACGGGCAGCGGGGTGGCCGGGGGGTTCGTCATCGAGGACGCCACGCAAGAGTGGCGCTTGATAAAGGGGACGGGAGGTAGCTTGTCTTTGCGGGATGTTACCGCAGGGAGTATCGACCGTATTCTGGTGAATCCGGGCGCAAGCGGCACAGGGCTTCTCAAGTCTGGCACCGCTACCACGGTGATGGCTTGGAACGCAAGCGGCGTCAACGTCGGCGTCGCCGCCACCACCCCCACATCCGGCCGCGCGTTCCAGGTCACGACGACGGCGCACGGAAGCGGATCCGTCTACGTCGCCGACGCCGACGGGACGCTGCACTCGCCGTGGGATGGAGATGGCACATCGCCTAACATCAGCCTCGGGGCCGCCGACGACCTTCGACTCTGGCATGACGGGTCAAATAGTTATACCTATAGCTACACAGGAAGCATGTTTGCCGGGACCAACAACTCGGCTTCATACTTTTTCATAACGAACAATACGACGCGGGGCAAGTGGGACTCTGGCGGCGCGTTCGTCGTAGGCTCCGGAACCGTCCAGTCTGGGGCTAAGATTGACTTCCAGACCACAGGTCAGGCCCATGCAATGTATGTGGCCGACGCGGACGGGACGCTGCACTCGCCGTGGGATGGGTCGAGCGGATCGCCCAACATCGCGGTGGGGGCGAGCGATGACTTCAAGCTTTATCACGACGGCACCAATAACATCTTGCTTGGTGCGTCGGGACAGAACACCTACCTTCGTTCGACGGCAGCCAACTGTTATGTCGAGGCGTTGACCTCCGGTAGCGTCGTTATCAGGACTGGTGGCGGCAACACGTTTACCGCGCTGGACACCGGGGCGGTGCAGATAAGCGGAATCTCCGCAGCCCCGACGGGCTCTGCTGGGCGCCTCTACTACAACAGCGTAGCGAACACGCTGCACCTTCACGACGGCACCGCGTGGCGCACCGTGACTGTCACCTAGGAACACCCCCATGAACCAACCCGAATCCATCCCCGTCCCGGCCAACGTGCTCGACGGCGTCCTCCAATACCTCGCGACCCGGCCATACAAAGAGGTAGCGCAAGGCATCTCGCTGCTACAACAGGCCGTTCAAGAGCACCAGCAGGCGCAGCAGCCGGCCCCCGACCGTGACCTCTCACCCGCAGAAGAGCGCGCCGTGAACGGCTTGCTCGCCGATAAGGAATAGCCATGGCAGTCACCCGACTCATCGACGCCCTACGGGCTCTCCGCGCTCAGCGCGACGCAACCACCGACCCGGTGAAGCTTCGGGCGATCCGGCGCACGATCCGCACGCTGCGCGGCAGCGACGATCCCGCGGAGGAGGCGCAGGACCTCGCCGACGCCTTCCAGGAGATCCGCGACATGGAGGCGACTCCAGCGATCTTCGAGGCCGAGCAGTGGACCGAGAGCGCCGTGCTGCTCATGCAGAAGCTCAGCACGCTCGCGGAGGATGACCCCGATCCGGGCGTCCTGGACAGGAAGAAGGTGCAGCTAGTCCTCAAGCGCACGGTCGAGAACGCCGCGACGGAGTTCGACCCGATCCGCGCCAAGGCGGCCGAATGGCTGGAGCGGTTCTTCGATGTCTGGCTGGACGCCCGTCCGGTTGAGGCAACGCTGACCCCCATCATCACCTCGCTCGAAGGTGGCGAGCTCGACGCGGCCACGCTGGCGACGACGCTGGCCGCGCTGGAGAGCAACGCTGGAGCGTTGAAGCCGCCCGCCGAAGTGTGACCCCAGCCGACCGTGGAGACCGCCGCGACGATCATAGGAAGCCTCGCGGCGATCCTTGCCGCGCTCGTCAAGTTCGTGCCGTCGGTGCGAGCGGCGTGGCTGGCGATCGGCGACAGGTTCCGCAAGACGGAGTCCGCGGTCACCGCGTCGCGGCAGCTCAAGGCCAGCCTGCGGGAGATGCGCCGCGTGGCTGCGCTCAAGGCGCTGCTGCAACGGTGGGTGGATGCCAAGGGGTTGCAGCGCGCGCTCGTGCTCGTCGCCAGCAACGGCGGCGACGCCTGGAAGGGCGCTGGCCCGCTCTACGTGAGCAACCCGGCGCAGGCCGTGGGGCCGGGCGAGCCGAACACCCAGAAGCTATGGCAGGGCTGGCGCGCGGACCCGTGGTACACCGAGTTCCTGGGCAAGCTCCTGGAGACCGTGAGCGCCAAGCGGGGCATGCTGATCGTGCGCGACAACAACGTCGCCGGCGAGCTGGGCCTCCAGTACGCGGACCAGGGGACGGTGGCGTCGATCGTGCTCCCGTTCCTGTGGCAGGAGGGCGGCGTGCTCTGGTATGTGAGCCTCAACTTCGGGCACGCCGTCACCGGCGAGAACCCGATGTCGAGTGCTGACGAGGCCCAGTACGCCGAGAACACCAGGTCCATGTACAACCGGCCGGGCTACGTGCGGGCGATGATCGACGACCTGCGCGGTGCCTACCAGTCGGTGGAGTAGGGGAATTCCCCAGTCTCGCCGAGGAACCCGCGGACGTAACGTCCTGTGGATGGGGGAGGAACGAAAGGGAGACCCAACGGTGCGGGCGCTCCTCGTCGCTGCCGCGGTTTCGGCCTGTGTGGTGATCGGGGCGCAGCGGGTAAAACCGTCTCCCATGACACTCACCACGACCTGGACCTCTGGCGGCGTCACGCACACCGTCACCACCCACCAGCAGCCCGATGAGAGCTACGACGATTTCGCGGCCCGCCACCAGGCGGCTGTCGCAGCGCAGCAGGCGAAGTACCCGCCGGACAAATAGCGCGGCTGGGGAGTAGACTCGCACCCGATGGCCAAGATCACCAAGCAGCGCCAGGGCACGCCGAACAAGGAAGCCGCTGGGGTCAACCGGGCGCGCGAGCGGTCGGCCATGATCCGCAGGATGCGTTTGTCGCCCACGCTGCGGAAGATCCGCCTGGAGCTGTCAGCGGATGCGCCGTCCGGCGTCGCAGGCGGCGACGTGTGGATGACCGACGCGGGGACGGTGCAGTTCCACTACGACGGCACCACCTACAACTTCCTGGCTACCCCAGCACTCTGATAACGCCATGGTCGCATCCATCATCAGCCCCAACCGCTACTCGCTGGTTCCCTACAGCCTGCTGTCCGGTTTCATCCGCATCGGGTGCCAGGCAGGCATCGACTTCGAGAGCGGCGACAGCATCGACCGGGTCGAGTTCGTCCTGACGCCCGCCTCGGGGCCGGCTGTGACGCAGACCGCGAGCGGCACGCGCACCTGGCAAGTCCCAGGCTTCTACGACGGCGGGCACGACGGGCCGACCTCCTGGCCCAACGAGTCGCCGCGCGGCGAGGCTGTGTGCGACTGGAACGTCGAGTTCGACCTCAACGCGGTCGTCGACGGCGCCGCCACCATCGTGGCGACGATCTACACCGTCAACGGGCTCAGCAAGACGCTCTCGGCCTACGAGTTCACCAACAACACCTTCGGGACCATCATCCCCCAGGACATCTACGTCTCGCAGAGCGGCAGCGACTCGACGGGGACGGGCACGCGGGCCAACCCGTTCGCGACGGCCGGCAAGGCGCTGGGCATCGCGAGCCCTGGCGACACCGTCTGGATCGGCAAGGGCGACGGCCAGCGCCGCGACTGGATGGCCGAGGCGTGGGGCACCGGCACGGCCTCGGGCTCCGCCGACGTGTGGATCTCGTTCGACGCCTACGACGACTCGGCGAACCCCGAGGAGAACGGGGACCGTCCGACCATCGAGTGGACCGTCGACTTCGGGACGATCCCGCGGACGACCACCGGCGGGACGACTCCGGGGCCGAACGGGCACAACCGCTGGCGCTTCCGGCCGGGCATCAAGTTCTACGAGATCCGCATCACAGCCAACGGCAGCAGCTCATGGTGGGTGGACGGGTGCGAGTGGTACACGCGCGGGCGCACGCTGGGCTTCCAGAACAGCAACCTCGCGGGCACGGGCGCGGTCGACGCGGTGGCGTCCACCAAGTCGTTCCAGCTCCAGAGGCCCACGTTCGTCGGCTCTGGCGTCTACGTGCCCGAGGACTGGAACCACGCGCCCGCGGTGGGCGAGACCATCGACATCAGCACGACCACCTCGAACAACGGGACCTTCACGGTCGCCGAGGTGGACGGCTCGTTCATCTACGTCGAGGAGGCCGTGGTCGACGAGTTCGACGCCTCCACCACGGTGTCCGTCAGCGCCTACCAGAAGTTCGGCATCGACACGGGCCGCGTGCTCGACGACGAGGTGTTCATCACCGGGGCCTACATCCACCACTTCGGCGAGTGGAACGACCAGGCCCGCCTCGGGCGCGGCAACAGCTTCTCAGACTTCGCCGGCGACAGCCCGATGAAGTCCAGCAGCTCGGCCGACACGCTCTGGTACAACACCCGCATCTGGAACGGCGCTCAGGGGCCGGGCAACCACGGCGACATCCTGCAGACGAACGGCGACGGCACCGCGCTGAGCGACCACTGGATCCAGGGGCTGCGCATCCTCGACTCGATGCACGCGCTCATTCAGACCTCGCACACGACCGGGAGCAACCCGCTCAACGGCTACGTGCTGGAGAACGTGGTCCACGTCAACAGCAACAGCGGGCACTACACCCAGAGCGAGAGCTACGGCCCGGTGCTGACCAACGCCAACTGGTCGCTGCCGATGACCAACACGATCATCAGCCACTGCACGTTCATCAACCAGGACATGCGGCTCAACCCGGTCGGTTGGGCCAACGCGCGGGTCTACAACTGCATCATCCAGGGCCTCAAGTCCTTTGGGCAGACGCAGACCGAGATGGACGCGGCCGACGTGACGTTCTACGGCGTCGTGCTGCGGAGCATCGCCGACTTCACTGCGCTGCCCGGCGGCGGGACGACGGCCAACCGGATCGGCACGGCGCTGCCGTTCAACTTCGTGCAGGACAGCCTCGACGAGGTGCGGTCCCGGCGCGACTTCCGGGTGCAGCCCGGCGGGGCGGGCTACCAGTTTGCCGTCTCGACGCAGCTCAGCCCGCCGTCCCCCGCCAACTCGGGCGCCTGGGACAACGCCGCGCGCAACCGCTGGAACTCCACCCAGTGGACGATCCCGCGGCACACCGGCGGCTCGGGCGCCTCTGCCACTTCCCCATCCAGGATGGCCGCGAAGCGGTCCCCCGGCTGGACCCGATAGGACCCCCAAGGACTCAAGCATGACCAACGATGAGATCGTCGACGCCCTCAAATCCGACCCGCAGAAGGCGCAGGAGGCCCTCGACGCGCTGTTCCCCAAAGCCGAGGGGGTGATGCTCCTGGTCTGCAGGAAGCACGACGACCTGACGATGACGACCGGGCGGGTGAACGCCTCCCGGATGTTCCTGAACATCCTGCGGGTGGCGACGCACCTCGGCGCCCGCCTGGGCTTCGAGCTGAACTGGCTGCCCAAGCAGGAAGACCCCGACCAGATCGTTCTGGCCGGCTCCGAGATGCTCCGGTGATCCCCATGAAGACCAAACACCTCCTGCCGGCGGCTCTGCTGCTGGCCCTTCCGTCGTGCTGGGGCCTGTCCCCGGACATCCCGCGCGCCCTGCGCGCCTACGACCACGCGATCGTGAGCGAGTACCAGGTCTACGTCGCCGAGGACCACGACCTGTCGCTCGAAGAGAAGCAGCGCCGGATCCGCACGGTCGAGACGTTCCGCTTGTTCGTCACGGCCCTTGAGGCCGAGGCGGGGCTCGACCCGGAGGCGCAGCAATGAGGGCCTCCATCGACCTGAAGGATCTGGAGCGCCGCCTGCTCGAAGCAGTGCCTGGCGCCCTGGAGTCCGAGCGCGTGCTCATCGCGCAGATCGCTGGCGACGCAGCGGCGACGCACGCCCGCTACCAGGCTGGCGAGGACGTGTTCCAGGAGGCGCGGCACATCCACGCCCAGACGATGGGGCTGACCGCGGTCACCCGCTCGCGCGTCAACGAGGCGCTGCTGGGCTGGTTCCGCGACATCGCCACCGCGTTCGTCTTCGGAGTCCTCTCGCAGTGAGGGACGGCCGGCAGACCACCGAGTTCAAGATGGCCGTGCTCGGTGCCGTTGCCGGCATCGTGCTCGTCATCGTTGGGCTCACGCTCGAAGACCCATGGTCGAAGTCGATCGGCGGCGCCATGGTGACGTGGTCGGTCTACGGCTACGCGCGCTCGCGCGGCGACGCCAAGTCGGGCACGCCCGTTCCGCCGAACGATCCGCCGAAGCAGCCGTAGCTTGAGGGGCCGAGGAGGCCCCGACAGACTCTCGGAGTGCCGAAGCTCCAGAGAGACCCGACCAACCTACGCCGCGAGGAAGAACTCCATCGCGAGTCGGTGCAGCAAGCGAAGGCTCGGCAGTCCGCCGAGAACCTGGCGCTGCGGAAGGTCATGCAGACCGTCGAGGGTCGCCATGTGATCTGGCGCCTACTCGTGCGCGCTGGCGCCTTCCAGACCTCGTTCTCGCAGAACTCGATGGTCATGGCGCACAACGAGGGCCGGAAGGACATCGGCTACTTCCTCCTGGCGCAGATCGAGCAGGTCTGCCCGGAGCTATACCGCAAGATGGCCGACGAGGCCGAGGAACACAAGTATGAGTGAGACGTTGCTTGGAAGCCCCGAAGCACAACCAACACCTGACGGGCAAGGTGCGACTCAGACCGTGATCGGCTCGGAGCCGGTTGCGGAAACTCCAGCAGAGCCGACGGCAGCAGAGCCAACGGCAGATCCAGCACCCGAGGCAGCGGCCGAGCCGCCCGCCGAAGGCGCCGAGGCCGAGAAGCCTGAGCCGCAAGCCCCCGAGGCTTACGAGTTCAAGCTCCCCGAGGGGCTACCCGAAGGGCACTCCGTCGACGAGCAGATGCTCGACGCCTGGGGTGACATCGCTCGCGAGCTGGACCTCACGCAGGAGTCGGCGCAAACGGTCGTCGACAAGTTCATCCCCGCCATGATTGAGCGGGCGGTGAAGCAGCAGGAGTCCATGCTCCAGCAGTGGGAGAAGGATGCTCGCGAGCATCCCGATGTCACGGCCGGGGAAGGGCTCGAAGCGAACCTGCGCGCTGCGGAGCAGGCCATCTCGAAGTTTGGTTCGGATGGCCTTCGCGAGTTGCTGGTGCAAGGCATCGGCAACCACCCCGAGGTCGTTGCCTTCTTCGTGAAGGTGGGGAACGCCCTCAAGCCCGATGGCTTCGTCAGCGGAGAGTCACCGGCGGGCAAGAGCCCGCCGAACCCGAACGACTCTCAGGCGATGGCGGAGCTGCTCTACGGCAAGTCGTAGGGCGCTGACTGACAGGAGAACTGAACCATGGTTGTTGGAAACCTCACCCTGATGGACTGGGCGAAGCGCCACGATCCCAGCGGCAAGACCGCCGCGATCGCGATGCTGCTTTCGCAGACCAACGAGATCCTCACCGACGCGACCTACGTCGAGTCGAACCAGCCCACGTCGCACGTCGTGACGGTGGCTACCGGCCTGCCCAGCGTGAACTACCGCGCGCTGAACCAGGGCGTGACGACTGCGAAGGGTCAGACCTCGCAGATCACCGAGCCGCTCTCCATCCTGGAGACGCGCAGCGAGGTCGACATCGACCTGGCGATGCTCAACGGCAACACCGCCGCGTTCCGCCTCTCTGAGGCGCGCATGTTCATCGAGGCGATGAACCAGAAGATGGCCACCGAGCTGTTCTACGCCAACCCGGCGACGGACAGCAAGGCGTTCCGCGGCCTGGCGCCGCGCTACAACGGCCTGAGCGGCAACAACAGCCAGAACATCATCAACGCCGGCGGCACCATCGCCGCCAAGCAGACCTCGGTCTGGCTGGTGTGCTGGTCCCCCGAGACGGTGTTCTGCGTCTTCCCCAAGGGGAGCAAGGCGGGCCTGCTGCACGACGACCTCGGCCGTCAGACCAGCTACGACACCGGCACGACCGGCGAGCGCATGGAGGTCTTCGCTGACCGCTACCAGTGGAAGACGGGCCTCGCCGTCAAGGACTGGCGCTACGCGGTGCGGATCTGCAACCTCGAAGTCGAGGGTGGCAACAGCAACGACGTGAACCGCCTGCAGGGCGTCCACGCGCCGTCGGCTGGCTCCGCGGTCGTGACCAACCTCCTCCACCGCATGGCGCAGGCCATCGGTCGCATCCCGCAGAGTGGCATGGGCCGCTGCGCGTTCTACCTGAACCGCACGGTGTTCACGTCCCTCATGCGGCTCGCGCTGGAGAGCGGCGTCAACAGCGGTCTGATGATCCAGACGGCTGCCACCGAGTTCGGCACTCCCCAGCGGATGCTGTCGTTCCTCGGGTTCCCCATCCGCCAGTGCGACGCACTCCTCAACACGGAGTCGGTCGTCAGCTAAGGCTGACCATCGTCACCCAACACCGGAGGCTACATGCTCACCGACAACGCACTGCTCTTTGCCACCAACGAGGCGCCGCCCAATCAGGGCGCCGACCCCGGTGGCCTGGGCGGCAACACCATCACGGGCGTGGCTGACAGCGCCCACTACATCGACCTCGGCAGTGAGTCGGCTGGGCAGATCGGATACGCCCAGCTCAGCTCGACCGAGCTGGAGCTGCGGATCCAGATCGACACCTCGTTCGGGGTGACGAACCCGACCGGGACCATCGAGTTCGCGCTCGTGTCCATGCCGATCCTCCCGTCGCTGCTCAGCGGCGGGCTCACGTCGGGGAAGCTCACGGGCATCCTCAGCGTGACGGTCGTGGTCGGCACGCCTGGCGTCATCACCTTGACGGGTCATGGCCTCGCGCTCGGCACGCCGTTCTTCTTCCTGAGCGGCTCCGGCGGCTCGGGCACGGCGACCAACACGATCTACTACGCGATCCCTCTGACCGCCAACACGTTCGCTTTCGCCACAAGCTTCGCGAACGCGCTGGCCGGCACGGGGGTGGCGCAGTCGTCCGCAAACTTCGCGTCGGCAGTGATCCAGTTCCTGCCGCAGACGCACGTCACCACGGGTCCGCTGCGGACGGTCTTCCTCAACGCTGGCGTTCAAATCTCGGCCAACTCGGTCACGGGATACATGAGCGGCCAGGGGAAGATCCTCGCGCCGTACTCGGGCGCCACCCCGAAGCCTGCTGGCATGGCCCAGCACATCGTCAACAACGTCGGCGCCTCGGCGGCGCCGTTCGTTCCTTCCGTCGGCCGCTACCTGTGCCTGCACGTCTACGCCAAGACGGTCAGCGCGGGCACCACCGGCCGTTACAGCGCGCAGCTCGGCATGTCGACCGGCAGCGGCGAGCGCAACTACCGTTCGGGCTTCATCGCTCAGTAACCAGGAGACAGAACTATGTCCATCCAAGACAAGGCCCTGGTGCTGCAAGAAGCCCAGGATCTCAGCGGCGCGAGCGGTGGCTCCGCCTTCAAGTTCTCGAACTCGATCGACATCGCCTCGGTGTCCAACCTCGTCCGCGACGTTGGCCTCGGCTACTCGGTCTACATGGAGTTCGAGGTAACCACGTCGTTCACCGGCTTCACCTCGCTGACGCAGACGCCCATGCTCATCATGGGCGTGGCGCTGGCTGCCGACTCGGGCATGGTGTCGGCGCCCAACGTCATCGCGACGGTGGGTTGGCCGATCCTCATCCCTACGGGGACGGCGACGCCGGTCATGGGCATGCTGCCCACCGACGCCGCTTCTGGCCCGCGCAACCTGTTCGCGGGCGACATCCACCGAGTGCGCATCCCCTCGGGGCGCATCGGCCTGCCGTGGTACGGCGACAACAGCGCGCGCTTCGACTACCTGATGAGCGCGTCGGGCTACCTCTCCGCGGTGTTCATCCAGGTGAACAGCACGGCGCAGTCGCCCATCAACCTCAAGCCCACGACGTTCACCCTGGCCAACTTCACGGCCGGTGCGATCACGTCGCGGATCGTCATCGACGACTACGTCGGGGACGCCGGTCACAGCTACCGGCCTGGCATGAAGGTGCAGTAGGATGATCCGAGTCCGCATCACTGAGCCGTGCTTCGTGGGCGGCGGTCTTCGGACCGCGGGCTCGGAGTGCATCGTTCTGGAGAGTGAGTTCTCAGACGCCTGCATGGTGGACCTCTCGAAGCTCAAGCCTGAGCCCGAGAGCATGGAGGCGTCGGGGGAGAGCGAGATCGAGTCCGCTGCGTCGGAAGACGGCGACGCGGCGGAGGAGACGGACGCTCCTCGACCCAAGACGCGCAAGCGTGTGGTCAAGAAGAAGTCCTGATCCAATCGGTGGGCCGGCTCGTCGGAGGCCGGCCCGCCACCTTTCACATCGCGAGGAGCGGCCATGCTGCGGCACATCCACGACCTGTCGGACGACCACGAGTATTTCTTCGTCTGGATGGGCCAGAGCACGTCGCGCCCCTTCGGCACCCGCGAGGAAGCCTATGAGCTGTTCCCCGGGCTGGAGCCGAAGTCGATCGGCGACGACATCCAGGTCACCCTTCCGGGCTCCTATGCCGGCGGCGGGGCGACGGAGTCGCTCACCTCGGTGACGGACCTTGAGCCCGGCGAGCCCGGCCTGCAGAGCAAGTGGACCGGCGCGCAGATCCGCCTCGGGACACCGGCATCGCCGCTGGCCGGCTACGGCATCGTGCGGCGGAACGAGCAGTACGTGCTCTACGTGGAGTGGCAGGTCGTCCCGACGGTGACGAGTTCGACCGTCGACGCCTACCTGGTGTTCGACGACCACCGCAACTCGAAGTTCGAGCACGTCCGCGTGCTGACGCCCTACCAGCCGACGACGGACGACGTGAACGACCGCGAGGTGCTCTACCCCGAGGTCCCCGCGACGGGCTGGGCGAACGGCGCCGAGCCGATGAAGACGCCGCTGGCGCCCACGCCGACCGCGACGACGTTCGAGAACCACGCGCTGCTGCTGCCCTTCACCTGGCACGAGGGTGTCAACGGCTACGGCATCAGCGAGCGGACGGCGACGATCGGGACCGTGACGTTCTCGGCCACCGGCGCCTCGTGGGGCGGGGCGCTTACCATCCTGGCGAACGTGCTCGCTGGCGGCTTCGTGGTCGTCAACTGGACCGATGGCACCGACGTGCCGATGCGGAGCTGGGCGAGGATCGCTTCCAACACCACCGGCGCATTCACCATCGAGGGCACCTGGGGCGGCGATGGCGACCCCACGGGCATGACTGTGCCGGCTGTATGGGAGGCATGGATCCCGCACTGGCTGGACAGCCCGCACGCCTACGACGCCTACAAGGGCTTCACCTACCCGTCCAACGACATGCACCCGTGCTCGGACCACGCCCACACGGCGATCGTGGACGGCGCGGTGATCCGCAACCGGCCGCGTGGGCACGTCAACAAGAACTACCGCGACCTGTTCGGCGACATCTTCCTGTTCGCCACCCGGATGTCCCAGGCGATCGGCAAGCGGGTCAACATCATCCACCTGGGGATCAACGGCTCGTCGTTCTACCCGAGCGTCAACCGCAACCCGCGGGGCTTCCCCGGCAAGATCGGCTGGTATGACCAGAACGAGCACCTGTCCTGGGCGCCCGGCGACTCGCGCCGCATCTGGGGCCGCGTCGAGACCCTGCTCCGCGAGTGCCTGCCCAACGCGCTCGCAGCGGAAGGCAACACCAAGACCGCGAAGGTGCTCGGGTTCTACCTGTCGCAGGGCGAGGGCGACGCGCTGAGCCAGCACGGCCGCTTCTACTACGCGGAGTCGCTCGGCCAGTTCAAGCGCGAGTTCCGCAACCTGGTGGACGACCTGGGGCTCAACCCCTACTCGGGGACGGAGGCCGAGGTGCCGTTCGTGCAGCCCACGATCATGACGATGCCCTACGGGCTCAAGGGCACCTACAACTACTACGGCATACCGCTGACGTTCAACGCGGACGTGCAGGGCTTCATCAACGACGCCATCAAGCGCCAGGCGGAAGAGGACGAGTTCTCGGACTGGTACTCCTGCGACGACCTGCCGCGCAACATCCTCGGCGCGGACGGCCCCGACGTGGGGCACTGCAACGGCGTTGGCGAGTGCGTCAAGGCGCTGCGCAACTCGCGGCTGATGACCAAGGTGGTCGACCGCGCGCTTAGCTACGGCTCCTCCGCGCTGGTGGCGACCAGCCGCAGCAAGGACCGGCTCAAGCTCTGCAACCAGGCGCTGGCGCTCATCGGGCAGAAGGCGATCACGTCGTTCACCGACGGGTCCAACAACGCCACGGTGTGCGACCGCCTGTTCGACCAGGCGCGCGACACGATCCTGCAGGCACGCCAGTGGGGCTTCGCGATGACGCGCAAGTCGCTCACCGAGGTGCGGTTCCCCAAGCAGTCGCTCTACGCGCAATACGGCCACTGCTACGTGGTCCCCGCAGAGGCTGTGCGCCCGTTCCAGGTGCTGCCGCCCGACCGGATCCGCGAGGACTTCGAGCTGGGCCTGGTGACGCAGTTCGAGCTGACCGGCCCGGTCGTCACGGGCAACCCGTATTCGGACCAGTTCGTCGCCGACTGGACGGACAAGACCGGGGACAACCTCGACGCGATCGGCGACGAGGTCGACCCGAGCGAGCTGCCGACAGTGGACCGCCTGTCGCTCAAGCCGGTGCCGTTCCAGTTGGAGCGCGCGCCCACCGGCGGGCTGCTGCTCTACACCGACCAGGACCAGGCGGTGCTTCGCTACGTGGACCGTCTGGCCGACTCGCTTGAGTTCCCCACGTCGTTCCGCCAGTGCGTCATCCACCACCTGGCGGCGATGCTGGCGACGGCGCTCATCCGCGGCCCGGCCGGCGAGAAGGTCGCGGCTCAGAACCTCATCAAGGCCCAGAGCTACCTGAACATGGCCAGCGAGGCTGACGGTGTCGCGCACGCCGCGGACGTGCATCCGTTCGACGCCATCCCGGGCCACATCGCGCACCGATGAGCTACAACAACCGACGACTGCAGCGGTCCTTTGCCGGCGGCGAGGTCTCGGAGTACATGTACTCGCGGGTAGACGACGCGCGGGTGCAGAACGGCGCGGCCAAGATCCTCAACATGGTCTGCAAGCCGCAGGGCTCGGTCATGCGCCGCCCAGGGACGCAGATCGTCCGCGCGACGCGCGACTCGGACGCGACCTCGCGGCTGCTGCCGTTCAAGTTCTCGGCCGACCAGTCGGTGGTCGTCGAGGTGAGCCGCAACGACTCCGAGGCGCTGGGGCACTTCCGGTTCCACGTCGACGGCGCCACGCTCCTGTATGCGGTACCAGACATCTACCGCGGGCCGCAGGCGGCGACGCCGAGCGCGGGGCTCCTCAATGACTTCGCCACAGGCTCGGCGCACGGGTTCACCACCGGCGAGCCGATCGTCTTCACGATCTACCCGAACGACCCCAGCTCGGCGACGATGACCTCGATGCCGTCGCTCGGTGAGACGGTCGACCAGACGTTCGTCATCTCGTGGGGCGCGAGCGGCGCGGGCATGGGCACGTCTGCCTCCGAGCACATCCCGCAGCAGTTCTGCCTCAAGGCCGACACCGCGGGCACGCCCGGCGAGCTGCCCGAGGGCATCGAGGAGGAGCGGCTCTACTGGACCAAGTCGTCGACGCTGCTGACTGGCACCTGGGGCGGCACCTGCACGGTCGAGTACACGTTCAGCCGCACCTACAAGGGCGACGCTGTGAAGGGCGTCAACGCTGCGGCGACGCTGACCAACCCGATCCGGGTGGCGGCGATGCCGCCGGCCAACGACGGCCTGCCGTTCGCAGCCAACACCGTCTACTACGCGGTGGAGGAGGTGAGCCCGACGCGGTTCCGCGTGGCGCGCACGGTCTCGGCGGCGCTTGAGGACGACTACATCACCTTCGACTACGACGGCGGGGTCGACCTCCGGGTCCACTACGGCTACCGCCAGGGCGACCTGGTCGACGGCGTCGGCGGCGGCTCTGGGACGGGCGACTACTACTGCATGCGGACGCCCTGGTGCTCGGCTCCGCTGCCCTACGGCTTCAACTACGCCTTTCTGAACGACCACCTCGGGCACGCGACGACGACCGCCGACTTCTGGTATGAGATGCCCACCTCGGTGCTGTCGGTCTCGACGGTCAACACGACGCTCGACTCGCTGGGCTTCGGCGCTGCGCACGGGCTCGAAGAGGGCGACCCTGTCATCCTCAGCGGCACGGCCGCGCCGGGCGGGCTCACGTTCGGCACGGTCTACTACGTCCGCGAGTTCGGGGTCAACGCCATCAGCCTCTCGGCCACGCCCTACGGCGCCGTCATCGACATCACGACGACGGGCGCCGCGGTCATCGTGCGGGGCAACCCGATCTACGAGGTGCCGCACTCCTACGCCGAGGACGAGCTGTTCCGGCTGGCGACGACGCAGAGCAACGACGTGCTGACGATCGTCTCGCAGGACCACCCGGTGTCGGAACTCCGACGCCTGTCTGCGTCGCGGTGGGAGCTGATCGAGGTGCAGTTCGGCGACCAGGTGCCACCACCAGAGCAACCGTTCCTGATCGAGTACTTCAAGGGCGAGGGCTACACGATCACGGGCGTGCAGACGAGCCCGACGCCGTCGGAGTTCATCACCGACGGCAACATCGCCGACTTCCTGTTCCCAGGCGACTCGATCGTCATCGAGGGCATCACCGAGAACGGCCTGGGGGGCCTGTTCGGCGACGGCCTCTACACGCTCTACCAGCTCGGCGGCTCGAACAACCTGTTCGCCATCCGCCGGTTCAGCACCGGCGAGACGCTCAACTTCACTGGCACCTGGACGACCAACGGCACGGTGCGCTTCCTGCCCGATGTGAACCAGACCGAGGAGGTCTACGTCGTCACGTCGGTCACCGACGACGGCGAGGAGTCGGTGGCGAGCAACGAGCTGACGGTGGAGTGCCGCCTGTCGATCAACGGCGCCCGCAACACGATCGGGTGGGGCGCGGTCTTCGGCGCGGTGCGCTACCGGATCTACAAGAAGGTCAACAACGTCTTCGGCTTCATCGGCAGCTCGGAGACGACGCAGTTCGAGGACGAGAACCTCGGCCCGGATGAGAGCATCACGCCGCCGATCCGCGACGACTCCCTGCGCCGCGAGTCCCAGGTCACCTTCGACTCGACGAACGACGTTGTGATGTGGGAGGGGCACGACCTTCCCAACGGCACGCCCGTGTCGTTCCGCACCAACGGCGACATGCCGGGCGTGGAACCGTGGCAGACCTACTACGTGACCGACGCCTCGGAGAACTCGTTCGCCCTGCTGGAGGATCCGGCCGACGCGGCGACGGTCAACATCACCGGCACCGACAGCGGCGAGCACTTCGGCGTGGGCGGAGCGTTCCCCGCGGCGGTGGCCTACTTCGAGCAGCGCCGGGTGTTCGCCGGCGGCAGGGTCCGTCCGCAGGACGTGTGGATGACGAGCAGCGGCACCGAGACCGCGCTCACCTACTCCATCCCGATCGTCGACAGCGACCGGATCTACTTCCGCATCGCGGCCCGCGAGAGCGCGCAAATCCGCCACCTGGTCCCGCTGTCGCAGCTCATCCTGATGTCGGACGTGGCCGAGCTGCGGGTGTCGCCGCTCAACGACGACGCGCTGACGCCCACGTCCATCAGCATCCGCCCGCAGTCGTTCGTCGGGTGCGACTACCCCCAGCCGGCGCTGGTAAACAACACGGTCGTCTTTGCGGCGGCCCGCGGCGGGCACCTGCGCGAGCTGGGCTACAGCCGCGACTCGTTCGGCTACCTGACGGGGGACCTGTCGCTGCGGGCGCAGCACCTGTTCGACGGCCTGGCCGTGGTGGACCTGGCCTACCAGAAGGCCCCCATCCCGATGATCTGGGCGGTCTCGACGAGCGGCAAACTGCTGTCGCTCACCTACATCCCCGAGGAGGGCGTGGGCGCCTGGAGCCAGCACGTCACCGACGGCACGTTCGAGTCGGTGGTTTCGATCCCCGAGGGGCTGGAGGACGCGGTCTACGTGGTCGTGCTGCGGAACGGCGTGCGCTACGTGGAGCGGTTCGCGAAGCAGTTCACCGGCCGGCTGGCGCCCGCGAGCGACATCACCGACGCGGTGCATGTGGACGCCTCGATCACCTACGACGGCGCGGCGACGACGACGGTCCGCGGACTCTCACACTTGGAGGGGCTCACTGTGTCCTACCTCGCCGACGGCCGGTCTGGGGAGACGCTGGTGTCTGGCGGGCAGGTGACGCTTCCGACGGCGGCGTCGAAGGTCACGGTGGGCCTCCCCTTCACTTCGCAGATCGACACGGTGCCGCTGCACTACGAGGCGGATGGGTTCGGGTCTGGCAAGACCAAGAACATCACCGACGTGTTCGCCCGCGTGTTCGAGTCGGGTGCGTTCCAGGCCGGGCCGCTGGGCAGTGCCCTGGTGCGCGCATCGGACCAGGTGGCGGCGGGCTCGCTGCTGACAGGCATCCAGGAGATGCCGCTGCCGGGCTGCTGGGATCTGGACGGCCAGGTCACAATCGTGCAGGACGATCCCCTGCCGTTGACTATCGTGGGCCTCACCCTGGAGTTCTCCACAGGCAACTAGATGGTCGATGTCCCCAACCAGTCCTACTCAGGCTTCACGCAGTCGCTCGGCACGCTCAGCCAGGTAGCGGCGGTCGCCGGTGTCGCCACCGCGGCGATCGGCGCCTACTACGGTGCCGAGGCGGCTCGGGACCAGGCCAAGTCCCAGGCGCTCGCGCTGGAGTTCCAGCAGACGATGGCGCACATCAACGCCCGCGCCGCGGAGTTCGACGCCCAGCAGATCCTGCGGGAGTCCGCGCGCCAGGCGGGGCGGAGTGGGATGCAGTACCGGGCCATCGCCCAGGCGGCGCGGACGCGGCTGGCGGCCGGCGGCATCGAGTCGGGGGTGGGCTCCGCGGCGGAGGTGCAGGCGTCGATCGAGTTCTCCCGGCAGGCTGATCGGGTGTCGATCACGTCATCGGGTATGCGCGCGGCGAACAACGTGCGCATGGGCGCGGTCAACGCCAGGAACCAGGCGATCGCGGCCGGCACGAGCGCGCAGAACATCCGGCTGGGCGCGAACTCGATCAACCCGTGGATGGCGGGGACCACGAGCCTGCTGCAGGGGGTCTCGGGGGTGGCGCAGTCCTACGCGCGCAGCCGGCGGGCTGACCTGCGCTACACCCAGGGGGACCGATGATCCGCATTCCGCTTCCCCAGCAGGGGCAGACCTCGCTGGTGTCCCAGCCGGCCCAGGGCGTCGCCCCGGTGACGGGCGGCAACGCGGCGCCGCAGCAGCTCCAGCAGCTCGGGGGCGCGCTCCAGCAGGCGGGCGCCGTCGGCATGGAGATCGCCTCGGTCATGCGCCTGGAGCATGACTCGGCCCAGACCAAGCAGGCCTACACGCGGTTCGCCGAGCACGTCACGGAGCTACTGGAGAACCCGGATACCGGCTACCTGCACAAGGTGGGGCAGGCGGCGTCGGGGGAGAACGGCGCGGAGCGCGCCCGGGTGCTCGACGACATCGAGACCCGGATGAAGACCATCGAGGACGGGTTGAAGACCCCGGTGGCGCGCGGGATGTTCCGCGAGGCGGCGGCGAAGCGGCTGCAGGAGATCCGGGGCCGGGTCTACTCGCACGAGGCCACCCAGCGCAGGGTGTGGCACCTCGGGGAGACCCGGGCGATGCAGGCCCAGGCGGAGCGGGACGCGGTGGACTCGGCGCTGTGGGGTGAAGTCCCCAATGAACTGGCGGTGGCTGGCCAGGCGGTCGCACAGGCCCAGGACGCCGCTGAGGGGCGCCAGAACCCGGCGGGGTCCGTCACCATGGCCGGGGACGCGATCGTCGCTCCTGGGCAGCCCTCCGCCGCGCAGGGCGAAGCGGAGCGGGAGATGTGGCGCCGACACCTGGATACCGCGCTGGAGCAGGCGGCCGAGGAGGCGGAGCTGCTCGGGCAGCCCGCGGCGGTGCGGGATCTGATGGTGGCGGAGACCAAATCCCGGGTGCATTCGGCGATCATCGGCGGGCTGCTGGAGCAGGACCGGACCAAGCAGGCGCGAGAGTTCCTCGGGAAGCTCGGGGACGACGCGCTGACGCCCGAGGACCGTGTAAAGGTGACCCGCCGGCTGCAGTTGGCCACCGAGGCGGATCGCTCGCGGGCGCTGGGGATCGAGCTGTTCAACGACCTAACCTCGCCGGCGACGGACCCCGAGCTGCAGGTGGCGATCACCGAGTGGGTCGACGAGCCCGACCAGCACCTCGACGTGATGGCGGAGCTGATGGAGGCGCGGAAGAAGGCGGGCATCGGCCAGGTCCCGGTCGAGAAGGTCGAGAAGGCGGTCGCCTGGGAGGGCGAGGTGCGCCGTTCGATGACGGCCGGGCAGAGCGTGCAGGACGCCACCGACAGCATGCTGGGGCGGGCTTCGGCCGACCTGCGGCGGCGCTTCGAGGCCGGCGACATCAGCGCCCGCGAGATGGACCTGGCGATGTCCTACGTCCGCGAGCAGCACGCCATCCTGCTGTCGGAGCGGACCGCCGAAGCGGCGTCGGCGCTGGATGAGACGGAGCGGTTCTTCGCGGGCAACCCGTTCGTGACGGATGTGAACTCCCCGTCGTTCCCGCAGCCGCTGCGGGACCGCCTGCTGCGCTCGGGGAAGCTGCTCGAAGCGCGCCGCCTGGCGGCTGGGCTCACGTCGCGGGTGACCGACCCCGCGGTCTACCGCCAACTGATCCAGGACGACGCCCGCGGGCTGCTCAAGCAGATGACCGAGGACCAGCTCTTCGTGCGCTACTACTCGGCCCTGGGGGCCAACGAGTGGCACGAGGCGCAGTCGCGCTGGGCCGACGCCAACAAGATGATCGCCAACAAGCCGATCGACCTCCTGGTGAGCCTCGAAGACAAGATTGCGCGGATCGCCGGGCGCTACGGGATCGTCACCGGCCAGAAGACCGACGGCACTCCGCAGGCCGACAACGAGGACGAGAGCCCCCTGTTCTTCGACTTCCGGTACGAGGTGCTCAACCGCTGGAACCTGATGAACTCGATGCCTGGTCGGCAGGGCAAGCCGCTCTCGACCGAGGAGATGCTCGCCATCGCGGAAGAGGTGGCCCAGGAGCGCATCGAGCTGCCTGGCACGTTCGGCAACGCCGAGGCGTTCGCCTGGCAGCGGGACCAGGAGGGGCAGGAGGACCAGTTCATCTACACGTCCTCGGTGGGATCCAAGTTCCGGTCCGCGGACATCAACCCAGACGCTGTTCCGGTCATCGCCGACGCCTACCGGCTCACCAAGCTACCCTCGGCTGATGCGAAGCGGGTGAACGCGGCGATCCGGGCCATCATGGCGGAGGCTGGGACAAGCAAGGGGCTGGCCCGGACCCGCATCGAAGACCTCTGGGATTCCCTCGGCATGTCGGGCGTCACGCCATCGCCGCAGTTCCGGGCTGACCAGTGGGAGCGGATGGTGTCGACCCCTGGCTCGAAGTGGTACATCGACCGCGGCGAGGGCGGGATCGGCAGCCTGTTTGACCGCGGGCCGTCTCGCGAGATCCCCGAGAACGTCAAGCGCATGGAGCGCGCGGTCATCAGGCCCCCACGATGAGTTCCGCCGAAGTCCCGTTCCAGGATCCCCGCCGCAAGGTCGGCCAAATCGACCCCGGCGTCGACGCCATCCTCAACGCTGCGGTGCAGGAGCCAGAGGAGGTGATGACCAGCCCGCACGCGCCGCCGGTGGAGGGGATCGACCCAGGAATCACCGCGGTGCTCGACCAGCACCTGGAGAACGTGCGGATGGGCGACCGTGCGATGGTCCGCGCGCTGCGGGTCAACGCCAAGGTCAACCCCGACATGGCGGGCGAGATCGAGCGCCTGAGCCTGGACCTGTCGGTGCCCGAGGCGATGGTCGAGGCCGACATCGAGCGGGCGCGGTCGCTCTGGCAGGAGCACCAGTGGAACACGCTCCGCGCCAGCGGGGGCAACCGCACGCTGATGCGGGCGATGATGGACCCGAAGTTCGCGCGCATCGCGATGGACGACTCGGAGAACCTCTCGCTGCTGGAGAACATCTGGCGCCATCGGAGCGCCAAGAAGCTAGAGGAGCGCCAGGCGCTGCTGTGGGACCGGGTGCGCTCGGGGGAGGCCACCGACAAGGACCGCGCCGAGATCGAGGACATCAGCCGGCGGATGGAGGAGCTGCCTGCCAACAGCGACGCGGGCGGGTTCTTCGAGAGCCTGGTCTACGGCGCCGTCCGCATGGAGGCGGGCATGGAGCAGTCGATCGTCGAGTCGCTGACGACCGGCGCGGCGCTGGCGGGCACGGCGCTGGGACTGGGGCAGCTCGGGCCGCAGGCGGCGATCCCCGAGGAGCTGGTCTCGGTGCCTGCGATGTTCGGCGCCGGCTTCTTCGGCCAGCTCGCGGGCAGCTCCGCGCGGCGCGAGGGCGGCGCCGCCTACGGGCAGATGATCGAGATGGGGGTCGACCACAGCCGGGCCAAGTTCTGGTCGGGCGCCGTGGGGGTCACCAACGGCTTGCTTGAGACGGCCTCTGCGGGGGTCCTGACGGCCCCGTTCCGCCGGGCAGCCTCTCGGGCTCTCACGCGCAAGGTCGCGCAGCAGCTCCTCACACGGGCGACCACGACGGGCGCTGCGGGCCGCTTCGCCATCGAATACGCCAAGGGGCTCGGGGCGGAGGTCGCCACCGAGCTGGCGCAGGAGGTCTCCAACGTCGTCGGCGAGGAGTTGGCGATCATGGAGCAGCGCGGGGTGGACCCGCGGGAGCTGGACCTGGAAGGGCGGGCGCCGATGCTCGACCGCCTGGCGGAGGTGACCGCGGAGACGCTGCGCGGGATGGCGCTGCTGGGGCTGCCGGGTCCCGCCCTGGAAGCCTCGGCCAACCTGTCCCGGGCGCGGGCCGCGTCGCAGGACCAGGCGTGGTTCGAGAACCTGGGGAAGGCGGTCGACCAGAGCAAGACCCGCCCCCGCAGCGAGCGCACGTTCCGCCGGTTCCTGGAGCAGGTGGCGGGCGAGAACGGGGCCGACCGGGTCTACATCGACCTCGGCGCGTTCGAGGCGCGCATGGAGGAGGCGGGGCTCACCGAGGCGCACATCCGCGACCTGTCGCCCGACGCCTACAAGGCGCTGCGCGAGGCGCGCGAGACGGGGACCGTCGAGATCCCGACGGCCGACTACGTGACCACGCTCGGCGACTTCGGCCGGGCTCTGATCCCCGACCTGCGGCTGCAGCCCGACGGCGTCAGCGGCCGCGAGGCGGCGCCGATCCTGCAGCAGGCCGACGCGGAGATCGAGGCGGTGCAGCAGAGCATCGTCGAAGAGGCTGAGGTGAACGACCGGATCAAGGTCGAGGCCGACGCGGTCGAGGCCCGGGTGGTCGAGCAGCTCCAGAAGGCGGGCCAGCGCCCCGAGGTCGCGCGGGCGGCGGCGCGCTACTACCGCCACTTCGTGCTGCGGCAGTCGGCCGAGCGCGGGATGACGCCAGAGCAGTTCCAGCGCGAGCTGGGGCTGGAGTTCGCGCCCGACTCCGACATCGAGGGGCTCGACGCCGAGGTGCTGGAGCAGGACACGCCCGAGTTCCGCGAGTGGTTCGGCGAGAGCAAGGCGGTGGACGAAGCGGGCAAGCCTCTGGTGGTCTACCACGGTCGAGTGGACGCCTCTGGTGGTCTCACCGAGGTCGAAGGTGGGGCGATGTTCTTCACGGACAACCCAGACACCGCGGCGCAGTACGCCGAGACGACCACGTTCCGAGGCAAGACGAAGGCCCCCGAGGGATCCCAGAGCGTCCCCGTGATGCTGTCGCTGCAGAACCCGCTCGTCGTGGACCTGCAGGGTGAGCACGTCGGCAAGGTTCGGACGGCCAAGATTCGGGAGGCGCGGAAGGGAGGGCACGACGGCGTCATCTTCCGAGATGGCGAGGACACTCCGCAGGGGGCCGACCCGTTCGGGTCACTCCCACCCAACTACGGCGATGTCTACGTCGTCTTCGACCCTGCCAAGCAGGTCAAGTCCGTCAACAACCGCGGCACGTTCGACCCTGCGAGCCCCAACATCCTGATGCAGCCAGGGGAGGGCGCTTCCCCGTTCGGCCGCTTCATGCCGGACATCAACACGGTGTTCCTGAGCAAGGACGCAGCCACCAACCCGTCGACAGTCTTCCACGAGATGTCGCACTACTTCATGTTCGCGCTGCTCGACACGGTGGAGCGCGGCGCGGCCAGCGAGCAGACGGTGGCCGACGTGGACACGCTGCTGCAGTGGTTCGGCATCGAGGGCGAGGACGCCGGCGCACGCTTCGCGAACTGGAGCGCCATGGACATCGAGGCGCAGCGCGCGCATCACGAGAGCCTGGCGCGCAACTTCGAGAGCTACCTGTTCGAGGGCAAGGCGCCGACTGTCGGTCTGGAGCGCGTGTTCGCCAAGATCCGGTCCTGGATGCTGCAGGTCTACCGCGACGTGCGGGACCGCCTCAACGCCGTCTACCGCTCGCAGTTCGGGGTGGACCTCCCGGGGCTGACCGACGAGGTGCGGGCGGTGTTCGATCGGATGGTGGCGTCGGAGGACGCGGTGATGCTGGCCGAGGCGACGCGGGCGATGATGCCGGCGTTCCAGACGCAGGAGCAGTTCGTCGCCGCCGGGCACTCGGAGTCGGAGTGGGCGCGCTACCAGCAGGCGATCGAGGACGCCCGCGAGGAGGCGGTGACGGAGCTGACCGCGGCGAGCCTCAAGCAGATGCAGTGGCTGACCAACGCCAGGAGCCGGGCGCTCAAGGATCTGCAGCGGGAGCACGACGCCAAGCGGCGCGAGGTGCGGGCCGAGGTCGAGGCGGAGGTGGCCGGCGAGGACATCTACGTGGCCACGCGGCTGCTGCAGGAGTCCAAGGCCGAGGGCAAGCTCAACCAGGAACAGGTCGAGGGCCTGCTCAAGGGCCTGGACGCCAAGCAGCGCGAGGCGGCGATGGCGAAGCTCGGGGCGGGGCGCCGCGGGCGGAAGACGATGGTGTCGCCGAGCGGCGCCTCGGCGGAGTTCCTGGCCTCGGCGCTTGGCTACGAGAGCGGCAGCGCGCTGGTGCGGTCGCTCCTGGCGGCGCGGCCGTTCAAGGAGGAAGTCGAGGCGCGCACCACCAAGCGGATGGTGCAGGACCACGCGGAGCTGACGACGGACGACCAGGTCAAGGAGGCGGTGGACCGGGCGCTGCACAAGCAGGCCCGTGCGCGCTTCCTGGCGGCCGAGCTGCGGTTCCTTGAGGGCTCCCAGCGGCCGGCGCGGGTGCTCCTCGCGGCGGCCAAGGAGTCGGCCAGGCGCATCCTGGGCGGCAAGCCGATCCGGGACATCCGGCCCGATCGCTACTCGCAGGCCGAGGCGCGCGCCGCCCGGGACGCCCGGGACGCCATGAAGCCGGCCAAGGACCGCAAGACGGGGGACCCCGCCGCCGCGGTCGAGGCGAAGCGGCGCCAGCTCCTGAACAACCAGCTCGCCAAGCAGGCCCACAAGGCCCGCCAGGAGGTCGAGACGATCGTCCGGTCCTTCCGGGACCTGAACCGCTCGGACGCCGCCCTGGCCCGCCTGGGGGACCCTGCGCTGCTCAGGGCGGCCCAGTGGGTGCTGTCCCAGTACGGGCTGACCACGCTGCCCCAGACGCAGAAGGCGGCCGACTACCTTGAGCTGGTGCGGGAGTACGACCCCGCGCTGTTCGAGGTGCTGGAGCCCGACCTGCGGGAGGCCCAGCAGCAGGGCAAGGGCCTGTCGGACTGGAAGGATCTGCAGCTCGACCAGCTCCGGGCGATCCGGGAGACGGTGGACACGCTGCGCTTCCGGGCGCGGCGCGACCAGCAGGTCGACGTGGACGGCAAGCGGGTGGAGGTGGACGCCGCGGTGGAGGAGCTGGTGGAGCAGCTCGGGGAGTTGCCGGCCGAGGTGGGCGGCGAGCGCGGCGCGATCTCGGACAGCAAGCGGTGGGGCCTGCGGTTCCTGAGCAGCCGGGCCAACCTGACCAAGGCGGAGCACTACCTGCGTCACCTCGACGGCGGCGAGCGCGGACCGTTCCTGCGCTTCATCCACGACGGGGTGCGGCACGCCCTGGACCGCTACCGCGCCGACGCCTCGACCTACGTGCGGCGCCTGGTGGAGGACATCGCCGACCTGCGCAAGCGGGGGCACATCCCCAACGAGAAGATCGAGGCCCAGGAGCTGCAGTACGTCTTCGGCGACGGCCGGCGGACGGGGATGGTCGAGCTGCTCGGCGCGATGCTGCACATGGGCAACGAGTCCAACCGCAGCAAGTTCCTCATCGCCGGCCGCGGGCAGGGCTTCTCGTGGGCCGACTGGAACGAGGACGGCAGCCCAAACTTCGACCGCTGGGACGGGTTCGTCCAGCGCATGGTGGACGAGGGCGTGCTGACCGTCGAGCACTTCGACTTCCTGCAGCGCACCTGGGACCTGATGGAGGAGATCCTCCCGCAGGTGCAGGCGGCGCACCGGGAGATCACCGGGCGGTTCTTCAAGAAGGTCCCCCACCGCGCGTTCGAGGTGCAGTTCCCCGATGGCACGCGGAAGACCTACAGCGGCGGCTACGTGCCCGCGGCGCGCGACCGCGACCTGCTGAACGTGGACCGCGTGGAGGTGACGGTCGAGGAGATGGAGGCGGAGTTCCACCGCGGCCTGCCCAAGGTCTCCGACGGGTTCACCAAGTCCCGCGTGGAGGGCTCCACTCAGCGACCGCTGGCGATGGACGTGAACATGATCGCCTCGCACATCGACGAGACGATCCGCTACTCGCATGTGCAGCCGCGCGTGGCCGACGTGCTGCGCCTGCTGCGCCGCGACGAGCTGTCTGGCGCGCTTCGCCGGTTGGACCGGGCGTCGATCGACGGAGTGATCCTGCCCTACCTGCAGAGGGCGGTGAAGCAGTCGCTCTACGAGCGCGGCAAGGACCCGACGCAGGATGCCTTCTGGAAGATGATCCGCCGGAACACCGGCATCGGGATCATGTTCGGCAACGTGGTCAACACGCTGCAGCAGCTCACCGGGCTGAGCAACGCCGCGCTCTACGTGCCGTTCCGCAACCTCAAGCACGCGCTCTACCAGCACGTCCGCAACGGCGGGCTCGGGGAGCAGATCGCGCAGCGGTCCGAGTTCATGGACGACCGTCTGAACAACCAGATGATGATGCTGACCGCGGACCTGCGGGAGCTGCTGGTCGACGCGAGCCCATCGGCGCGGGTGCAGGAGTGGATCGGGCGCCGCGCCTACTTCATGCAGGCGTTCATGCAGAACCAGGTGGACGTGATCGTCTGGTGGGGTGCCTACGAGCACAGCATGGAGCAGAACCTCTCCGAGGCCGACGCCATCGCCGCAGCCGACAGCGCCGTGCGGCTCTCGCAGGGCTCGTTCAACCCCGAGGACGTGGCGCCCTACGAGGTCAACACGCCGCTGGCCCGCACCTGGACGCAGTTCACCTCCTATTTCAACGCGGTGCTCAACCAGGTGGCGTTCTCGAACAACCGGCTCAAGGCGACCGCGCTGGCGTTCTCGCTTCCGATGATCGCGGCCCAGGCCATCGCGATGACCCTCTGGCAGCAGTGGGACGACGAGGACGACGACGGCCACCTGGACACGCTGTTCAACCTCATCGGCTACTCGCAAATCAGCGGCGCGTTCTCGATGGTGCCGGGCTACGGCCCTGGGCTCCTCGGCGTGATCGACCAGATGGTGACGGACCGCGAGTTCGGTTCCCGGGTGGCGGCGAGCCCGGCCATGGTGACGCTGTCGAGGGCGCTCATCGGCTTCGCACAGGCGGGCAAGGCCGTGGTCGACGACGAGCGGGACCTGAGCGGGCGCCGGGTGCGCGACGCGATGACGGCCATGGTCCTGCTGGTGCCGCACGCGGGCATTGCCGCCTGGGCCATCCGCCCGGCGAGCTACCTGACCGACGTGGCGCAGGGCAACGTGGACCCCGACGGGGTCGTGGATCTGACCCTGGGCGTGCTGTCGGGCCGTGCGTCCCCTGACTCTCGGAAGTAGACTCTCTGCACATGGCAGGACGCACGCCTACCCGGATGGTCGAGTATCAGGGCCGATCGTGGTCGTTCATCCATCTGTGCAGGGTCCATGAGATCGCCCGGCAGACGGTCGACAGCCGCCTCGCCGCCGGCATGTCGCTGCACGAGGCCCTCACGACGCCGTCGAGCTACCCAGAGCGCCGGAAGACCCTGCCGGGCACCCAGGTGGATCCGGTCGTCCACCACCCGATGATGCGCTCGGCGATCGACGTGCTGATCGCGGCCCGGGAGGTCGCGACCTGCACCGAGACGCCGCGCCGGCGGGAGCTGCTCCAGAAGATCGACGCCTGGCTGCACCGCGCGGGGCGACCACAGACGGCCGACTAGCCGCGCAGCTCGGCGGTGAGGTCTTCCTCGCGGCACTTGCCGTTGGCGTTCCAGGCGATGAGGAGCACCCTCCCGCCGCGCCGCGCCCAATCCGCGGCCTGGAGCGACGCCAGCACCTTCTTCCGGCGGGCGCTCATGTTGCCCCCGCTGTTGCTGGTGTGCTGGATCGCGATGGGCTCCGCCTCCCGGGTGATCGCGATGATGTCTGCGAAGCCGAGGTAGTCACGGGAGATGCGACCCCGACCGAGCCGGCGCTCCGCCAGGTCGGCCAGCCAGCCCCGTTCGAGGCATAGCTGGAGCGTCCAGGTGTCGGTCGGGATCTTGGCCATCAGGACGGGCGCTTGCGGTCCTTGACCATCGCGGCCCACTCCTCCTCCGACACCATGTCGGCGGTGATGCCGTCGATCTCGGTGGGGTCCTCCTCGGTCTCGATGAGGGCCGGCGCCTCCTCCTGCGCGGGCTCCTGCACTTCCTCGGTGTCCGAGATGGTGTAGTCGCTCTGCCCCAGCGGGACGCCCTCGTCCAGCTCGGCGTCGATCGCCACGGCCTGCATCTGGTCGCTCGACAGAGGGATCATGCCGCTGCCGAACAGCGCCCGCACGGGGCACTTGACCGACATGGCGACGTAGTCGGTTTGCCACGGGCTGTGGCGCCCCTTGCGCTCCGCGGGGTTCCGCATCCGGCGGGCCTCGATCTGGTCGCGGTCCAGGATGCGGATGACGGGCGCCTTCGCCTCGACTCCGGTGCGAGGGTTCTGCAGCCACACGGCGCAGTAGGCGGCGACCAGGTTGTCCCCTGTGCGCTCCACGCCAGGGCGCCATGGGTGTCGCAGCTCGCCGGTAGCCTGGTCGCAGTAGAACTCGTCCAGCTCAGCCTGGTAGACGGCCTGCGCCACCATGCGCGAGATGCGGCCCGTGCGCTCGGCGAGCACCGGATAGCCCCGATGCCCCACCTGGAACTGCGCCTCCTTGATCCACTTGTCGCCGACCTTGCGCGAGTAGGGCACCAGCCACGCCTGGCCGAGTGCTTTCGTCACCGGGTCGAGCCCAAGCGCCAGGGCGTCGCGGGCTGCCATCAGCACAGACGCTGGCGTGCAGCCCGCGATCTGGCTTCCGGGCGCGGTGTAGGCGATGCAGACCAGCTCCTTGAGCCTCTCCAGGTCGAGGCTCGCCACGTTGGGCAGCACCCTCTGGAACTGATCCATGCGCCGATCGAACTGCTGCGCGAGGAACTCGCCAGGCGACGGCTTTGCCTTGGTCGCCGTTGCCGCCATCGCCATCTCTTTGAAGTCGTTGCTCATTGGGATACCTCGAACGCCTTGGGCTTGTCGCGCATCACGCGGGACGTTCCCTCCACGGTGCATTCCTTGGCGACCTCGGGGTGCCGCTCGCGCAGCTTGGCGAGGTCGACTCGGCTCGCCTTCTGCGTCTTCCAATCCAGGTAGACGCGCGGCTTCTTGCTCACCGGGTCGATCGTCGCGAACCCCTGCCGCGTGCCCAGCGCCTCGGCGATCTCCTTCTTGAGCTGGTCGCGCACAGCCTCGGCCTCCTTGACGGCAGCCTTGGCCTCGATGTAGCTGCGGATGCGCTCCAGGTCTTCCTCGGTCGGGTCGATGAAGTCGTCGGGGTTGTGCTTCGGCCAGACGGCCGCTGCCTCGTCGTAGGTCTCGACCGGGGGCTCCTTGCCCGCCAGCACGTTGTCTTGCCAGAAGTCCTTGAGCGACGCCAGGAGCGCGGTCGCCAGCGCCGGCTCGCGCCGCGTCTCGGCGGTGAAGAACTCCTGGCCCCACCCGCTGCCGAGCACGGCGGCGTAGTGCCTGTGGGCGTTGTAGACCTCCATCTGCAGCACGAACTGCGGCAGGTAGTAGATGGGGGCCTTCCACGCGTCTCCGTCCCGCCAGTCGTCGATCATGCCGGTGCGCTTGGCGTCCACGATCCACCGCTCCCCGGTCGGCCACTGGATGACCGCGTCGGCCTCGGCCGCGAGGTAGCGGTGCTTGGGGTGCAGCATCCGCAGGTTGCGCACCACGGCCACCACGCCCTCGTCGGCGGCGGCGACGAGCCGGTCCAGCGTCTGCTCGGGGTGCTCGTCGGGTAGCGCCCTGATCGCCTTGGCGCCGTCGGGCAGCAGTTCCTCCATGGCGCGGTCGAGGATCGGGGCCTCGAACCGCTTGCCCCACTCTGCCGCCTTGCTGGTCACCTCCCGCGGAGGCTGACGGCCGGTCTTCTCCAGCCACACGTCCACGGCGCTGCGCCACTTGCTCACGCCCACGATGGAGGCGGCGTCGCTGCCGCCCAGGAACTGCGTTCTGTCGTCCAGGTTCATCTCGTCGGTCTTCATCATCTGTCGGTCCTCACTGTTTGGGTGCCTGCGGCATCCGAATCATGTGTTCCATCACCTGCATGCGGAGGACGTTCTCGTTTCGCTTCGAGAGCGAGAGAACCTCCGCCACCTGCACCAGCCGCGACGCGGGCACGTAGCCCCGTGCGGTCCACTTCCAGAGCGACTCGCGGCGCACGCCCAGCGTCTCGGCTAACTGGATCCAGCTCTGGAACCCGGCCCGCTGAGCCTGCTCCCACAGCCACTCTGTGAATGCTTCACTCGTCATCGCCCCATGTTGCCCATAGCGGCAACGGGACGCAAGCACGTTTCTACCGCCGCCCCAGGTTTTCATAGCGCCTCATGTTGCCGCTGCCCTTGGCCTCCTCCTCGGCCTCCTCGCCTCGGCTGCGGAGCGCCATCCCGCGCGGCGTGCGCTTGGTCTTCGGCTTCTTCGGCCGCTTGTCGCGGCTCCCCAGCGCGAACTCGATCATTGCCCGCTCGTACTTCACCCACTCGGGCGTCAGCCGGTGCGCCACGGCGTGCTCGAACTCCTCCAAGCACATCCGCTCGATCGCGGAGCGGCCGACCTGCAGCGTCCGGCAGGCCACGTCCACGGGGTCCTCGCCGCCGATGACGCCCTCTCGGTGGAACACGATGGCGAAGGCCCTGCGGCGGCGGTTGACCTGCTCCCACTCGGCCTCGCTCAGCATGCTTGCCGCGCCTCGGGGCGGTCGTGCGGGGTGAACGACCAGAGCGCGCCCATGGTGCGGATCGCGAGCTGCTTGACGCGCTGCTGCATGATCCTGTTGGACCGCCCCACGTCGACATCGAACGCGCCCGGTCGGCGCTCCATTTGGGGCGGGTCCATCATCTCGGCGTAGATCAACACAGGTCCCTTGTGGATGCGCTCCTGGATCCAGGCGGCGACGTAGTAGGGGGTGAACCCGCGGCGATGCAGGTCGGTCGCCAGCGCGTAGAGGCTGCGACATCGGATGCCGGCCGCGACGAGGATCTGGCGTGTGGCTGCAACGTTGCTCTGCGCTCGCACGGCGGCGCAGCGGGCACGGAACTCTGGACGGTTCGGCATGAGTGGAGGCTCACAAAGGCTCCCCCGGGCAGGGTCGAGCGGAGCCTCCAAGCACGCCCAACCCCACCCAGGGGTCTGCGGGGGATGTTAGCAGTGTGGCCCGCGAACGCAACAGGGCGCCCACAGAACCCGCACCGCTGTACGGTACCTAAACCCGGTCGCCCTCCCCTTCTGAGAGCAACCCATTCGGAATCAATCGGGATCACCGCAAGCCCCGGCATGCTTGCGGCTCGCCGGCCGCAGCGTCCATCCTTGAGTGACTCGGCCATGGACACGAGCAGGCCGTCGCGCAGCGCCACTCGACCCTCGGCCAGCGCACACCCCGAGCCCGTAGGGCGGAGGGGGAAGAAAGGTGAGCGATATCCCGGAGACCGTCACTCGAACGTCACGCTACTGTCATCCCAATGTCACGCCTTCACAACCCAAGCAACCACGGAAGGTTGCGTGCCGTCCAAAATCACGTCCCCGCCAAGAAACCATGAGTGGACATCCGGGCGCCACTCCTGGTGGAGAGCGACCCCGAAGTTGCGGACGTTGTTGAGAAGTCTGGGGAGAACCTCTTTGTCGCGGTGGGTCAGCCCGTGCTGTTCGCAGCTCGCGCGGGGCTTCCCGCGGAGGTACGCGGCAGCGAGTTGAGAGGCGCGGGACTCCAAGCGGACGACGTGAATGCGGTGGAGGTAGAGCCGTTCGCGGATCGCGTGGGCTCCTCGCCGTTTGGCGCGCAGTTCCTCGTGCCGGATGATCCGGGCTTCTTCCGCGAGGGATCGGACCTTGACGCCAAGA